AGAAGAAGGGTCAGGGGTGTCCCCGTGCTATTAAAAAAACCACCCTTGTTGGAATTTTGGCGATTAACACCGCCTTTTGATGAATTACACCTGTAACACAGGCATTGAAGGTTGCCTTCATTATCTTCACCCCCAAGACTGCGTGGCAGTATGTGGTCAACTGTGTTGCCTTCCATTCCACAATGCTGACATGTGAATTGGTCGCGTTCAAGAATGCGTTGCCTAATCTTTCTCCATTTGTTTGTTGAACCATTGTCCCGTAATGCACTGGCCATTAGTAATACCCATGCTTCAAATGAAATGACCAAGCATTGCACTGAGTCACATAACGTTTGTGATTATAGCTAATGGTTGCATCTATCTGTCTGAATGGGTCAAGGTCACGGTAATGCTTTGAACGCATTTGTCCAAGACCGTAATGACTTCCATTGCGTGCAAGATATGACCACTGAGATTCCTTAGTGATTATCTTATTGAAACATTGAAACTCTTTGTAATCCAACAACCTTGAATGTGCATATAACTTCAAATGGTCTATTGAATAATTGGCTGCATTCGCGTTGTGTATGCTTGTTATTGAAAGCAATGCCGCAATGACATAGAACCTGCCCACTAGATTTATTCGCCATTGCGAGCAGTCCGCATCAGCGGCTCGCTTCAAGCGATAGAATCGTACTGACCTAGTCAAATACCACGCAAGTTTCAGCGTGGCTTTGGGCGTGTTTCCACCGTTATCAACGGTTGTGGATAAAGCCTGTGGATAACTATTGCTTAGCATCATCAACCAATGCAACACCCATTTTGGAACAAACGGTGCATTCAAGCACCTTCACATGGTCAGGCAGATTGTCTGTGATGATTCGAATCAATTGGGTTGTTACCTTCTTGCACGCACGGCATTCAAATTGCATCTGTTCCATAGTTACTCCTCACAAGGTTTTCAATGGGCTGAAGATTGATTTGGCTGACCCACCAATTAGGTTGGCTTGAATGGCGATACTTATCGCGTTTTGCAATGGCTATTGGAATCCAACCAACAATGTTGTAAGCGGTTGATGAATTGCCAGTCACAAGCACTGCAATATCTGTTGAACGGTCATATTCATGAACAATTAGCTGACCTTCACTGTATTTAGTCCAGCGCACTTCAATGCCTTTTCCAACGTCAGCCTTTTCTTTACCCTTTTCTTCAAATGGGTCAAAGTCAAGATTGAAGTATTTGGCCACTGCCCATTCACTGCCAATGGCTTCAGCATCTTGGGCAATTGATTCGTGCAATGTCTTTTCTTTGGTGTAAGTGCGTTGCCCACCAGTGCCAGTCCAGGAATACTTCTTAGCTAAAATCCAGGCACTGATGTGGCACATCAACGCTTCATCACGGTCTAACGTGACTTTCAACGCTGATTCCTACACCCGAAACAAAACCAAACGGGATTATCTTCAGCGGCCTTTTGATAGCCAAATGAATCAAACTTTTGAATCAGTGCGCATTTGTCGCATTGCATAACGTCATAAACGTCCACTGCCACACCATTTTTGAGTAGTGTGCATTTCATAGTTTGTGGGTTGATTAGTTCGATATATTCGCTCATAAGAATGCCACCCAAATCAATAAGGCGAAAAGAAACAATTCAATAATTACCAGGATTTTCACCAATTTGCTTTTAGTCATACTTGTGGCTCCCATTTTCCTGATGATGTAACCATGTACCAATTTGGCGCACATTGTGTGGCCTTTGTGCGTTCAGTGCAAAAATAGCCGCCCCATGATTTGCCGTTTTTGCCTTCCCCCGTTTTCCAAATGCGGTGTCCGTGGCTGCATTGCGGTGACTCAGGAACCAATTCGCCGCCTAGTTGTGAAGCAATGTTTTCAACAACTGACCCAAATGTTGGCATGTCATTTTCAATGTGATGCGTTGCCCACACATCACCAACTTCAACTTTGGCCGTTGATGTGTCTAAGCGTTCCACATGGCTCATGTTTTCCTTTGTTGCCCTGGTATCTGCTCCAAGCACCAAGCCAATGCAGCGGCCAATTGCGCTTGTTGATGTATCCTCTAAAAACCAGCGGCGCATGTTGGGATTAAACGCTGCCATGTATCCATAAGCGTAATCAACACCAGCAGGCTTTGGGTCTGCCAAATCACGGTAAATTGTGCATTGAACCAACACATAACCTTTTTCAGCATTGAAATCCACAATTGCGGTCTGAATGGAACCATTCGGATTGCTTAGCCAAAAACGCTTGATGCGGTCGGCAACACCTTCATAATTGTCAAGGAACCCCATTACTTCACCGCCCTTTTAGCTGATGAAATGTGGCGGCTAACTGCCCTGCCGCGGCCGTAACCTTCACGGTGGCCTTCTTTATATCCCATTGAATATCCCAGTGCTGCTGCCATAATGCACAACAAGCCAATAAGCAATAATGCCCGCAATGTCTGTGGGTCTAAAAGGTCAAGAACCATTTTGATTTCTCCCGAATCTAGGCCGCCTGTCTGACTGCCTTAGATAAGGGTGAAGCACACAACTGACAAAATCAACCTTCCCGCGTGTTCTAGGGCGTGTCGGCCAGCAATTTGTCCACTAATGAATCCAACCTTTGTTCAATTCTGTTGACCTGGTCTTTGAGCGAATTGCCCCCATTTGGCAAAAGTTCACGCATGACCGATTTGACCATGAAACGCATTGCCGAATAAACGGCCGTAAGGATTGCAAGAACGCAACCAATAACGGCCGCCCATTCGTTTGGTGTCATTCCCCAGTGACCCCAAAACTTTTGTCCTTAGGGTTGATATAACGCAAAACAACTGGCAAAACTGATGAAAGGCCTGCGTAGGCAATTGCCTTTGGGTCGGTGATGCCTGCCATGTAAACGGCAATGCATGATGCTAAGAAACTACGCCCCCATGATGCTGCTAGGGCTTTGGCTTTGTCCATTTTTTCTCCTTCTTTGGTTTGACTCCCGAAGTTGGAATGGCGACCGTTGGAAAGTCACCCTTGTATGGTGCGAATTTTGGAACCCCAAATCCGACCACTTCTTTTCCTTCACCGTAATGGCGAACCTTCACCATTACCATGCCACCATTTCTTTGGTCGCCTGTTCCTGATGTGTTTCCTTCAATAAGCAAAACTTGATTATTAGGCATAAGGCCGACAACAATTCCAATGTGACTAATTTTGTCAACCCCGTCATGTGGAAAATCCATGAAAGCCAAATAACCTAATTGCGGCATATTTGACCAACGTGAGATTTCTTTAAATTTATGTGCGCCCATTGCAGTTGAAACGCATGAAGGAATTTTGACTTCAGATTTTGCAAAAACCCAATTGACAAAACTTCCGCACCAGGGCAAACCGTTGGCCTTTGTAAATTCACCGTATTTGGTCAGGTTATCGCCTTCTTCAACCGTGCCAACTTCAGCTAAAGCCAATTCAATGACCGCTGCTGATGTGCCTAATGGAAATGTCACAACCCAAGTGCCTTCAAATCATCAGCAGTCAATCCAAGTGCAGCAAGTTTATCTTCTGCTGCTTTTCTTGCTGCGTCTGCTATTGCTTGCGCTTCTAATTGCTCAGCAGTTGGCAAGGTGGTTGCGTGTTCAGCGGCACGCCAAGCCAGTTCCTCAGCAGTTAATTCGCGTGTAGTTGTTTCACCAGTTACAACATCAGTGATTGTCATTATTTCGCTCATTAGTTCACACTTCCTATAATTGTAATAAAACCATTGTTAAAATTGCCAGCCGTTGCGGTTACTGTAATTGAAGAAATAACGCTTGTGCCGTTATACCTAAAGTTTAAGTGTCTAGTATATTTTTGGTCTGTTGTGTTAGCCGTGTGTTCCATACCTGATGTTAATAGTCCAGTTTTTATAGCCGTTGTGTTTGCACCTAAGATGTGAATACCTGCTGACATATCAAGGCTTGACGTTTGCGCTACTTCCGCCAAATCAATTGATGTTGTTGCAGAGGCTTGACTGTAACGCTGCCCCGACCCAGTAGTGGTCGGAAAGCCCGTTGTATAACCACCACCAAAAAAGAAATAATTTGAACCTGTATCACTATTAAACGTGACTGTGTATTTTCCTGTTGTGCCGTTATTACCAAGATTTGCAATAAAAATCATTAGTTGGTTATAACCGCTTAAACCTGATGCAGTGTAAGAAGTACCAGTACCCATTGAAGTGCGGGCTAAAACTTCCGACCAAGACATGCCAGCAGCAGTTGGTGCTGCCCATTTTACTTTGTAAGGTGAAACTGTTGTATCAGCCGTCAAAACCTGACCAGTTGTGCCAATTGGTAAATTGTCATAAGTGCCTGAACCCGTACCAACAACAATGTCACCTGAGGCTGTGATTGTTGTTGCCATGTCATTTGTAATTGTAACCGCACCTGATGTGCCACCGCCTGTAATACCAGTGCCAGCAGTGACGGCAGTTATGTCACCCACGTCATTTGTAATCCAGGTAAAGTCCATGTCAGTGCTTGTTGCTTTTGAAAGGATTTGGCCAGTTGTGCCGCCTTTAAGGTCGGCCATTGATGTGTCAACTGCCTGACCAAAAACGGCAAAATCCGCTGGAAGGTCAGTCACCAAATCTGT